TTTAGAAACATTCACTTCAATTTTTGTGTCTCCCCCGAAAGTTTGGTTGTTTTGCAAGGTAGTATTACTCGCGTCCAAAACCGTCCCATAATTATCGGCCCGTTGCTGCGCCCGCAACGCTTCTGCCTGCAACGCTGTTAAAACCATTTCGCCCTTGTGCAGATTGATGTTGAATTCGTCGTACGGCACGTATGATAAACCAGTCGCTTTGCCTCCATTATTACCGGTGTCGGTACTCACCTTGACTTTAACCGACACGTCGCGCACGATCCGGGCGATCGCCCTGTTGATCTCCGTAACGGCGGAGGATACGCCTGAAATATTGGAATTCAATCCGGAAACATACGCGTTGATCGTTTCAACGCCCGCCGTAGTTGCTTCGCCGGACTGGTTGAACTCATCGACCATCGCATTCACGTTGTCAACGATGTTCTGCAATTCGCCTTCCGCAGTGGCGTTCGCCTCGCTGACATTCGTCTCTAAAGCTTCCTTGCCTCTCTTAGTGTCTTCAAACGCGGCGTTCAGTTCATCCACGTTCGCCCATCCTTCGGAAGCAAGCCCCGCGAGAATTTGCGCACTCTCCATTGACCCGTTAGAAAGTGCTGCTACTAAACCCTCGTTTAGTCCATGTTCCGCGGCAGCCTTGATGTTCTCTGCGTACTCATTGAAGAATTGTGCCTGCGATTGCAGCGCAGTGATAACATCTTCTGAGGCCACCTGAACAACTTCAACTACACTCAGTAGACCGCCAGCAGTCTGTTCGGCTCCTGCAACCGCCGCTTCGCCCATCTCTTGATACTTCGCAATCAGGTCTTGAACCTGAACCGTCGCTTCTCCTAGATAAGCTATAAGACCTTCTTCGTCCGCAGTAAATGCTTGAACAGATTCGCTTGCGCTACCGAATGCCCCCGACAACCCGTCGATTGCTTCTACACTCGCGTCAAAGTCTTCAAGAGACTGCCGTGCAGTTTCGGCTCCTTCACCGAGTTCCTCTGCCGCTTCACTGGCATCGTGCCACTCCGTCCAGAGACCCACCGATACAGATGCGCTATCCTCAATCCGCTCATTCAGCAGTTCCAGCTCCCTCTGCTGCTCTTTTGTGAGCCCCGCGCCCTCCGCCTGACTCTGGTAAAGGTGTTCCCAACCGAGAGCCGCGTCACCAAGCAGCCCGCGCGTCATTGCCAGCTCCATCTGCTGCTCTTTTGTGAGATCCACGCTCTTTGCTTGCTCGATTCGGGCATTGGCCTGTTTCAGGGAAAGGTTTTCCCAACCGGTAGTCTCTACACCAAGTAGCTCCGCTTTATCTTTGAGAAGGCCCATGCTTGTTTCTATGGAGGCGTTCCATTCTGCTTCAGCCCGAATGGCCTTCTGCTGTTGAACTCCCTGCTCTACAAGCGCATCCGTATACGCCTGTTGGTAGCCGGCTCTCGCCTGCTCGACAGACGAGACAATCTGCAGCTGCTTCCACTGTTCAACCTGGGACTTTAGCGCCTCCACGCCATTCATTAGCAAGCCGTTCTGCTCATCGATGTCGAGGTTGAGCCCGGGGATCAATCCGGCTAGCAAGGCAACAATCTGCTGGTATTCAGCCTGTTCCGCATCCGTAAGTGAAGTCTGGGCTTCAAGCGCAGCTAGTCGATCAATATACTGGCCAGCGACGTCCGCTGCCGCAAGAGCGGCTTCCGTACTGTCTCTGTATGCGGTTTCAGTGGTCTCCAGTGCCTTCTGAACAAAAGACGCTTCCTCCTCAACACCGGCAAGGCCGAGTGCAAGATTTGTCAAAAGCTCGATGTAATGGTTTGTTTTCGGAGAAAGCTTATCCCCAATAGACATAGCGAGCTCAGTGAACGCGTTCTTCATCACTTCCACTTTGCTTTTCGTGGTGTCGTACCGTTTTTCGGCTTCATTCGTCAACGCGACGTTTTCTGAAAAAGATGAAGTCGACCGATCAACGCAATCCGTAAGTAAATCACCGGCATTTGCCAGGCGAATTGCCGTATCAGATGTACGAACGTTCGTGATTCCCATTTCCTCCAATAGAGCTATGGCGGACTTCGAACCGCCTCCCAGCCCTTGGAAGAAAGAATTGAGCGCATCAACCGGACTGCTTTTCCACGAGGCCGCGAAGTCCTCTGCACTCAGGCCCGCTACAGATGCAAACGCTTCAAGATCATCCGATCCTGTCTCGACGGCTACCTGCATATCCTTCATCCATCGAGAAAAAGCCGTGCCGCCTGCATCCGCTTCGAGTCCAACAGACGAAAGAGCCGCGGCAATGCCCATGATCTCCGCGTCCGATAGTCCGGCTTGCTTGCCCGCAGCGGCAAGGTTCATCCCCATATCAACGATTTCTTTTTCAGTGGTCGCTGTCGTATTGCCAAGAGCAACGATCGAAGAGGCCAAATTTTCAAGCTGGGATGACGAAAGGCCAGTGATGTTGATGAATCTCGCCAGACTGGTCGCGGCTTCATCCGCGGTCATGTTAGTTGCAACGCCAAGCGCGATCATGACCTCCGTAAAGCCCATGATATCCTCGGTTGCAATGCCCAACTGTCCGGCTGCTTCTGCAACGCTCGCAATATCGTCTGCTGTCGCCGGAATATCAGTCGCCAGTCTGCGTATTTCTTCCGACATGCCACGGAGCTGCGCGGTAGAAGCATCAACGGTCTTCTCAACGCCCGCAAAAGCATCCTCATATTCAATGGACGCCTCAACACAAGCTTTCAGGCCTTCTGCCAGCTTTCTGAGAACTGCGATGACAGCGGTTATGGTGAGCGCACCTTTTGCCCAAGAGGCAAACATGCCCTCACTCTTTACTCCCTGTTCTTGCGACGCACTTCCAAGCCCCCGCAGGGCTTCTTTTGTCTCATTGAGTTCTCCTTGATACTGGTTCTGCTTTGCCTGCGCGTTGTTTGTTTCTGTGGTATGCGCTTCGACTGCCGTTTTCGCTTTCTGCTCAGCGGCTTCATACCGATTGATCTCCGCCTGGATCGCCGCAACCTTCTGCCGGTACTCGTCGGTTTCTTTTCCGGCGTCATCCGTGGTGGACTGCAGCTGCTCTAGCTTCTGACGAGCCTCCTCGGATTTCTGCGCCCATTGCTGTTGCGCTTGTCTTGCTACATCGGTCTGCGTCTTGGACGCCGCGATCTTCTTCTCCAGCTGGGTAATCACGTTGGCGAGCGCCTGCTGCTTCGCTTTCAGCGCATCAATGCTTTCCCCGTTTGCTTTTAAACCCGAATTTGCGAGTTTCAGTTCACTATCCAGCACTTTTAACTCGCTGTTAATATTCTTGAGCGCGGCTTTGTATTGGGATTCACCCTCAACAGCAAACCGCGTTGATACTCTACGTTCAGCCATTTCGATTCCTCCCATATCGAGCCGTGTGTGCCTTGAGCACGGTTGCTATCTCTGCAAGCATTGCATCACGAATGGAGAAACCGACGCCCCCGGCTATCGCAAGATATACGGGCAAAGTCACCCCATTGTTTCCGTTTTTTTTTGTAATTCTAAAAGAACCTCGTCCACCTCGTCGTTTTCGTCGCCTGCGTTCAATCCTCGAGTAATCGCCTTAATGACTTCGCCCTTTGCCGCAACAACATCCGGCAATTTCAAAGTGCGAGCGAAGTATTCAGGAGGCAGGATGGGGCGCTTGTCATATCCGAGGTCACGCCGTAGCAACTCTGTTTGCGTGGACAATTCCGACAGCGCCCAGCAAAGCGCATCGAACCCGGGCCTCCCCGTTTCAATAATCGCGTTTGCAAGACCGGCCGGATACTTCTCCTGGCCGGCATAGTGAGCAGCCGCATTGTAAGTAAGTTTCGGGATATTCATTCTAAACGCCTCCAAAAAGTTTGGGAGGGGTTGCCCCCTCCCGTGTTGAGCGTCATTAGAAAATGACGCTGATGGTATGGTCTGCGACCACATTAGACAGCGCGTACTTCCCGTTCGCGATGGACCCGGAAACCTCCGCGCCATTGTCATACAGAGCCGTCACCGTTCCGGTGATCACAAGCTCAAACGAGCCTGCGTTCGCAACAGGCGTCACTCCTGCCGGGGCGGCGCTTTCACCAACGCCGGCACCGTTCACCTGCACATCGATGTTGTGCCAAGCGACAACGCCAAGCTTTGAATCAATGTACGCTTTCGCAGCTGCTTCCGTGTCGAACTCCTTGACCCGCTTCCACGGGCCGAAGTTCGGAGCGGAAATGGTCACCTTCAACGGCTGGTTGCCGAAGCTGACCGATTCGCCTTTGGTTGCGCCGGTCTCGTCAGGAACGCTCGCCTTGCCCTTTGCGAAAAACCATGCGCGAAATTTCTGGACGTTCTGCACGCGCAGCTGCTGATAACCGCCGTACCCGCCATATGGGGCATTATCGTCGGTTTCGTGTTGCAGCTCATCATTCTCGTACGTTGCGCCGTAGAGCGCCGCCTGGTCTTGGAGACGGATGTTGTCCGTCTCGGCCGTAAACACGGCGGAACTAAATTCGCTGATGTACTCAGCGAGCGCGTCATCGGCGAACAGCTTTCCCTCGCTGTTGGTGATGGCAAGGTTGCTGGAGATCATTTTCCCCAGTACGCGCCCCGCACTATAGGTCGGGACAGAATTCGTGGGCTCAGTGGCGATGGGCGCCCACGCAAGATACTTCAAGCCAATAAGTGCCATGTTATCTCCTCCTCATAGATTGTGTTTTCGCAGATGGCGGTCAACGGCGTCGAGCGCCACCTTGATAGTCGCCGCCTCGCTTGTCTCGTTTGCAGTAGCGATAAACGGCCTTGCGGGTTGGTTGAGTTTGCCAAACTCATTGACGAACGCAACCTCCGTGTTCGGGTTTCCATCGGAATTTGTACCGGCAAACTGGATTTTCACGGAGCCGCCTGAGACGGATTTTGCAAATGGAGTAACCTCCAGCGACCCAAGTGTCTCTCCTGTACGATGCACCCCCATGGACATGCCGACCTTACGTTGCTCCTCTTTGATGATCTCTCCGCTTTTCGTGCAGATCTCCTCGGAACACTCCGACAGATCCGCCGAAGCTGCATCAAGATCCTGCATCAGCTCAGCCAATCCGTTGATGCTCATGAAAGCCATTAGAGATCACCATCCAGCCATTGGCACTCAAACACGATGTCCTGCGTGGTTACGTCGCTCAGATCGTATTTTGACGGCCATGAGGTGCCAGCATCGTATAATGCTTGTTTCGTCGCTTTCACTCTCGCGACACTGTCCCAATCGAGCGGGCAAACAAAGTGCACGTTCACCATGCACCGCTCGCCGCGCGGCTCATTGTCGGCATGTCCGATGCCAATAGTGTTGATTTGAATCGTGTAATACCGTTCAGGCGATGGCGCGCTCGACGATTCCTTTTCAAACGGAAAAATCTGTACAGGATCGCCGAGCGTTAAAAGGGCGTCCCTGATTGCTTTTTCGACAGTCATGCTCTCGCTCGCCTCCTATCGTGCCGCGGTTCTGCGCCTTACCTTTACCTCAAGCCAAACGTGCCTCTCCTCTACATCGTCAATGCTGATGATCTCGTATGGATCGGCATCCGTACCTCGATATACGATCAAGGTCGGAACGATCAACGGCGAGTATCGCATTGTAACGGTTGCGGGTTCCTTGACGTCCAACTCCATGGCGGTCATGACCTCTGTGCCGTGCGCGTTGACCCACTTGCAGAAAACGGCCTTCCCGGCGCCGAAAACGTTTGTTTCCGTTTCTGTTGGGTAGCCGTTATTGCCTGTTGTCCTCGCCACACTCTTAAAATACACTGGTGTTCGCAGATCACCGGCATTTGCATACTTGCTCATGCCGGATCACCACCCTCAACTTCTACCTCGGCCTCGGCATCGGCCGGATCTTCCGAAGCATCACGAAGTTGCAACACGAACGAGTTAATCATCGCTCTGGCATTCTTCTCGGCCGTTGCCTGGTAAGAACCAGAAAAAGCCATGCCGCGATTGTCGTAAAACATCGCGGCAAGGCTGTAAATGAACAGGTCGTATTGCGCGTTGTTGGAAAACACCGGTACACCAGCGTCCCGCGCCATGGATTTTGCCGCTGCCAGATACGGCGTAAGGCTCTCAGTATTGTCAGTAGGTAAATGCAAATAGGAAGCGAGGCCGGAAGTAGAAATAGCCATGCTCCCGACCTCTTTCTGTTACGCCATCGTCAAAGCGTTGGTGTATGCCGACACAGCGCTGTACGTGATCTTACAGCGGAACTGCACGCCTTCGTCCTGGCTGTTGACCGTCGTCAAAGACGCGGTGTTGTAGCCGGTATAGGCGCTGGTCAGGTCAGTCCACGTGCCAGCCTGCAGCGACTGCCACAGATAGGTGACACCAGAGCTCGGGATGTTGGCGGTATCGGTATTGAACACACCGACAGCCGTCAGAACCTCTCCTGCAAGCGCGGAAGCGGTCGCCGGCTTCGCAATGCCGCCAATAATGGCGACAGCAACGATTGCCAGGCGGAAGGCGCTCTTGAGCTTGATCTGATGATCGCCCCAAGCAGTCAGCACATACTTGAATGCCCCAGTGTCGATGTCCTTGTCCGCATCAAGTACGGCGTCAGGATCATAGTTCTGCTTCGCATAGCGGAAGTCGCCGATAACAGGGATGGTGGCGCGGTCGTTGAAGATGACCGGCACGCCGATGACGTCCTGCGGCTTCGCCATGAACAGTTCTCCGGCGCCATTGGCCAGCGTCTGGATATAGGTGTACCAATCCTGCGCCCTCATGATCACCTTCGCGTTGGCACGGAACAGGTCATCGAGGTCGCCAAGAGCCGCCATAATCGCGGCAACGACACTCGCGCCGGTAACGCCCTTGATACCGACCATGTAGAAGCTCATGTGCTGGTGATCTGCATCCGCAGACTTGGCGAAGGCGCGGAGCTTTTCTTTCCGCGCAAGACCGGACCGCAGTTCGTTCTCGACGGTGGACACCAGCGCAGTGTCGGTACCGTAAACAATCGTGTCAGCAACGGTGATCTTGACCTTCGTTTTGAGACGGTTATAGGTCACCATGTCGCTGGTAGCCTGGATCTCCTTCGCGGTTTCGAAGTCCACGACGTCCTCCAGCAGATCGTCATCGTCAATTGCGAACGCAATACGCGGTTCTTCGAGGCCCCTCACGTTCGTGGTCTGCTCGACCTCGCGAAGAGAGTTGCTTTCAAACGGCTCCGTGATGATCTCCGTAGCGACGTTCACCGGGAGCAGGTTGGAACCTGAGCCCATATCAGCGACGCCGGCGGGAATACCGCCCAGACCCTGATAGGACTTGTCAATCAGTTCCTTGCTCTTCGTGGCGATGCCTCTGAAGAGGTCGGCCTTGGCCTTGATCACGTTCTGTTCGGGCGTCCGAGGATCACTGCCGTGTTCTTTGTGGAGGGCGGCCTTCTGCTTGGCCTCCATATCGTCGTGCTGCTTCTGCAGGAGAGACTTCCGAAGATTGACCTCATCAAGCTTCTTCTGCTTCGCGGTGATATCGTCCATGGTAACGGAAGGATCCGCTGCCTTCTCGGCGATGTAGCTGTTAATGGTCTCAATCTCAGCGTCGAGATTGAACAGCTTCTCTTTCATTTCAAACAGAGTCATGGTTTCATTCTCCTTTTCTAATGCTCTTTAGGTTCGCTTTCGCCGCCGCAGCAAGGCTTGCGCGCTTATCTCTTTCTTCCTCGCAGATAAACGCTGCCTTAATGGCTGGCAGCAGTGACCTCAGTTCTTTTGCATACTGCGGCAATTCCGCGGCATGCTCGGCCAGAAACTGTAATGCTTCTGGCACGTCCGACACGCTCTTGACCACACCGGCCGAACGCTGCGCCGGTACCGCCACAAACGAAAACTCATATGCGTCAACTGCTTTTTCAAGGTTGCCGACGCAACGTTTCCCGTCGTATTCGTGGCCTTTAATATGATCGTTCGAGCATTTCTCCGTCCACGTGGCCCAATCGAAAGCGAGACGCTTCCCGCAGATCGAGC